TCTGTTCTAGTATCTTTAGGAGTCTTACCATCTTTCTCTACTCCACCGATATAACAAATACCAATACTACCTGTATTTTGCCCTCTTACATGACTTCCTATCTTGTTTAAATCTCTACCGTATTCTATAGTACCATCAATAAGAATAACAAAATGATAGCCTATGCCATTCCAACCTCTAGCTCTATGCCATCTATCTATTACTTTAGCATTTATGTTATCTTGCCCTTCTCTAGTAGCAGAGCAATGTATAATAACTTTGTCTATGTTTCTCATCTTATTTATTTTTAATCTTTTGCCAAGCTGTAATACCTAATACACCAACTACAAACGATAACAACTCTGCTATAACCAAAACTACGTTATCTTTGTTTGTAAATCCAACTACTGCATAAGTCGCTAAACATAAAACAGTATACAAGGCTAAAAACCTTTTTGAACTCTCTTTGGAATTACTCTCTATAAGAGCTTTTAAATATTGAACTATCTTAGACATTAAGAATTAGTTTTAAAGTTAACACAGGTGCTAAAATGTACCTTAATAGCGACTACGTCTTTCTGTATAACTTCTAATAAGTGTAAAAATCTTTCTTCGTTCTTTTCAGCTTCTCTTTTAGCTTCAACTATTTCACGTTGTAAAGTAGCTATCTTCTCATCTTGGCGCACTATCAAACTATTCATTTTGAAGTGAAGTCCTAAGACAGTAATAATGACAGGAAAGACTGCTAGTAATAAGTCGGTTATATTTAGATACATTTGCAAAATAGTTATAATTCTATTGTAGCTGTATAGCCTAGTTCTTCAAAGGCTATTTTTGCGTAACTGTGTGCTGTTTCAACACTTTGCTTTTCAGTATCTAGTACTTCTACTTTTATATTACCCTGTGGTACGTCTGTAAAAACTCTACCACCTTCTTTAAAAGCTAGTTTACTTGCGTATGTAGACATACTAATTTCTAACGTTACACCATCTGCTCTAGAAGATGTTTCTAATCTAACATAAACACTAGGTAAAGTTACATTTGTACCCTTTATTAGTATTGCTTTATTCTCTGTACTTGTTACAACTAAACCCATTATTTTTTTATTTTTATTATTAAGATACTATTGCTCTATCTTGTACTCTTCTCCAATTTGTTCCATCTGAGAAAGCTTGTGTGTATCCTCCTGTTTCATCTGATACCATAATCATTCCAGCTTGATATGTAGATGCTGTTGGTAAAGTAGCTACTGTATACTCTCCTACAACAACTACACCTTGTAAGTGTGTACTAACTGTTGAACTGTTACCTATTGTAGTTGTATTTGAGCCGTTACCTACAGTTGAATCACCTATAACAATCTGATTAGTTTGACTATTCGCTAAAGGGAAAGCGTCCTGCCCTATAAATATACTAGTACTACAAGTAGTGTTATTTGTTACACCACCAGAGATATAACGCCCAGCAGCAGACCCTACAGCTACATTACCACCTCCAGCCGAAACTGAAAATAATGTAGTATGTCCTATAGCTACATTATTATCTCCTGTATTTATACCATTCAAAGCGTAACTACCTAGTCCCACATTCTTTATACCTGTTGTTAGTGAGGTTAACGAGTTAAACCCTACACCTGTATTATTTATTCCTGTTGTAGTAGTTTTAAATACCTCTTCTCCAAAACCAGTGTTTGATGATTTACCACCTCTACCATTAGAAAAAACTTGACCATCCCCTAATACCGAGAATATATCTTGTGTGTCTACAGAGTTTCTAACATTTAAAGCTACATCTGTAGATAAAGCGCCGTCTGCGTGTATATCTACTTTAGCTAAAGGAAGTACTGTTCCTACTCCTACTCTATCTGTTGATGCATCAGCAAATAATAGGTTTGCATCTGTATCTCCCTCTACTCTGAAATCAAAACTACCACCAGCCTCATTAATTATAGTTTCTGTTGGTTTTACACTTACCCTCTCCATAGCATTCTCAAACAGAGTTAAACCTGTGCTTCTTACGTCTACAGCAGTATTCCCAAAAGATAAGCCTGCTACTGATGTAGTTAAGCCTATATTAGCTTGCAATAATGCAGCACCATCAGTAGATAAAATTAGATTATTACTATTTGTATTATGTATTCTAGCTCCTGTTAAAGTTAAATCTGCTGTAGCGAAGTTATCTACACTTCCAAGCTCACTTACTGCTACTTGCTTTGTAACACCAGTTTGAACTATCACAGCTAACTCAGTCCCAACTAGGGGAGTAGTTGCTGCTGCTAAGTCACTTATTTTTGAATCTGCCATTATTTCTTAGTACTTAAAAATGTTAGTAATTTGATTACGTTAACTTGTTTTGGTTTGTATGTTTTCTTCATTACAGCTCTAAGTTTTTGTAATCTAGTCTATCTCTATCAATATTGTTATCTAGCATCCAACCGTTAAAAACAGTATTTCTATCTGGAATAACATCTGCTCCACTATTAGAAGAATACTCTGGAAAATCTGCTGTGTTATTACAAAGGTAGTCTACTAATCTAGTTGCGTAATGCTCTGCAATGTCTCTCTCTTTCTCAATTAAAAAGTCTATCTCTAGCTTCTCTGCATTTTGGCTATTCTCTGAATTGTGCTTATAGATACCTTTGTTAGATATTGAGTAAGCTGCAAATGGTAAGTATTCTACCATAGAATAGTGTATAAGAGTCTGCTTAATATAGTCAGTATTTAAAGCTAAGTATACGCCACTCAAAGTAGCGTTAGTTATCTCTAATTGTATCNTCTCTAAAAGGTCACTTCCTAAGAGGTTTTGGAGATGAATATCCTGTGCTATAGAAACAAATTGTATAAACTTATCTATATCTACACCACCATTCATAGCAGTATATTTAGGTATATCTTGTGTNGTTATTAATAGTGCTTTTGCCATTATCTTGCGTCTTGTGGTCTGTTAGTATTATTAGGAGAAAAGCCTTTGTACTTCATATCGTTAGGCTTCATTGAAACCTCTTTAGAGTTTACAGGATTGTAACCAAACTTTCTAGCTTTACCTGTGCTTATTGTATTAGCGTTAGGACTCTTTACATCTACAGTTCTAGAAGTACTTACAAAAGTTAACCTTTGCCACTTATGATGACATCTTGCACCACCTTTGAACTTGAATATATCGTAAGTATCTGCACCCTTCTCTCCAAATCCAGCATTTACTATACTTGCACTCATTTGAGCTAAATCTTCTTTTCTGTAAATCTTATCTGTTCTCATCATTGCACGGCAAAAGTCTCTTTCTGGATTTGCATTGCCTACGTACTTATAACGTACCTTAAAAAAGAAACCATCTACTTCTTTATCTTGTGAGCTTTTAGAGTTACCTCTAGCAGTTCCTGTAGATACAAAGTTAAGTATCTTAGATAGTGTTGTAGGCTTCTCTTTAGCTTCTACTTCCCACTCTTTAACTTGGCTATCTAATTCAGTTTCGCTATCATAGTCAACTTCTCTACTGTCTATTAGCTCCCACTCATCACTCTCACTTTCTCCATACTGTGAAATAACTTTATCAATGTCACTAGATAGACTTAATTTAGCTTCTTCTTTCTCTTGCATCTTCTCCTCTATAGAATCTAGTAAGTTAAGACGTTTGAAGTATAACTTAAGACTAGCTCCATTGAACGCTAAGAACTCTCCTAACGCTTCTAATATAGCTTCTTGGAATGGTACTATAGATTGATTATAAAAGACCTTTGTAGCCATCTCTATTTCATCTGCATTAGAACTAAAACCACTATTCTCTGTAGTTATTCCTACAATCATTGGAGAAACAACACCATGAGCGTTAAGTAACTTAGATTGTGCTTCTGTAGCTAAATAAGAGTAATGCTCTGGAGCATCTGTTAAAGCAATGTCATCTATTGTAGTAGCCATTTCTTTATTCTCATTAAAGGCTATAATAACCTTATCTCCTTTAGCACCTTGTAATCTTTGTCTTACACTCTTCTCTATGATTTGTCTAGTTTCTGGAGTACCTACACCGTTATTAAAGTTTATAACCTTTTGACCGCTAAAAGACTGCTGTACATCAGTTACTAAGAAATCTGCTATCTCTTCTTCTAATATTGCATACTTAATAGCACCTAAATAATCCGGCTCACTATAGTATTTCATATCTACACTATCAAACTTTAAGCAGAAAATCTCTATGTTATCTTTAGAAGTACCATAAGCTGAATATCTAACAGGCTCATTTCTTCTAATGTCACTCCAATCGTTAGAGAAGTAAAAAGAATCAATTTCTCCTTTATCGTTACACTTACCTACTCTTACCAAATTAGTATTTATGTAATCTACTTTAAGAATCTTAGTGTGGTTTTTATTATAAGATACTTGAAAATATCCAGCACCTAACATCTTAAAGTTCTTAGCTATACCTCTTAATGCTTTAGGAGTAATAAGAGTCCTTAACATTGCGTATTCGTTAGGCTTCTTATTTGAGTCAAAAGCATCTAAACCTCTACCATAAATCAAACGTGAGATATTGTTAATTACAGAGTTATTCGTAGTAGACTGCTTGTATCTACCTATCAAAAAATCGTAGTAATCGTTCTTATCTCCGTAAGAAACCCATTCATCTCTAGTATTCTCTACTACTTGTGGAGCTTCGTACTGTGCTAGGTTAATTATACTTATATTGCTATTATCTTTTTTTGCCATTATACTATTATAAAGTCATTATTACTCGTAGTTTCTGTATACTCTTGTTTGTTTATTGTGTAACTAGATACCGTTTGGTTAGTACAAAAGATTCTATCCTTGTAAACTACGTCTGTACCATTAAATACTGTAAGAGTATAGAACTGATTCTCTATAAGAGTTACTATCTTATCAAAAGTTAAGTACCTTCCAGACTGTGTAGAAGTAATAGCGTAAGTTGTTACACCCTCTACACCTGTAATCTCTATTGAGTCTGCTACATACTCTCTAGGTATTACGTTAAAGGTCTGTGCTAGTTCGGAATTTCTTAGTATTATCATTTAATTAAATAACTTTATTTAGTTTTGTTTGTACTTTATAAAAGCAAAAACCCCACTAAGTTAATAGTAGGGTTTAAGTATTTGTTTAGTTGGTTAAGATATGTAGTATTGTTTAAAATCTTTTTTCCTCTCTTCCATTTGCTTAATTATCTTATCCCAATTACTAGGGTAATCACTTATACCTAATTCTTTAGCTTTTTTAATAGCTTCTTTAGTGTTTTTTATAGCCCTATCTGCATTATCAGACCCCTCTCTAGCTTCTTTAGATATTCGCTTTAAAATAGAAACTATATTATCTCTAGAATTAAAAACCATTTTTGCAAGTTCCCTAGCATCGTCAACTAGTCCTAACTCTACTACTTCACTTTTCAACTCTACTTCAACCTTACGATTTTGAAGAGCTTTTAAAATTGCACTCATATTTTTAGTATTAAAATAAACCCTTACCGACTTAAGCAAGGGTTTATAAAGTTATTATTAAGCTACTACTGTAAGACCAACTGTAAGTAATGCTGCTTCGTTAGCTGCATCAATAAAGTTAGCTGGAATCTTCTCCATAGCTTGGAAAGTCAAAGTGTAACCACTCAAATCAGCCATGCTTGCTCCACTTGTGATAGCAACTGTCTGAATTTCAGCACCATGCTCTAATCCCATAAGGAAAAAAGAACCGTTGTAATCTTCAACGACTACTCTTGGTCTACCGTAAGAAAGTAGCTTAATCTCATTGTGAGTAGCTATGTCTTGCTTCTTAAGAATAACAGAAAGATTCTGCTCTACATAAGTAGTTCCGTTTTCTCTTGAACTTGTAATGTTTTGGTCAAAAGTGTTAGTACCTTTAAGCTCGTACTTGTAAGCGTTTATTGTAGCACCACCAACGATAGTTGCTATTAAATCTGTTTCTGCTCCGTCATAAGTATACGATGTAATGTCTGCATAATTAACGATGAATAGATTTTTCAACCCACCGACTGCATCTTTACAAGGCTCTAT